GTTCTGTCTCTTGTCTCCGCCACCACAGCAAAATTTCGTGTTTTATCTTGTTTTATTTTTTTGGCAAGAACCATTCTTCCTATGCGCCCATTCATATCACGTGAGTATATGTGAGCCTGATAGCCCCCTTTCCTTGTTGGATCTTTGGTGATCGTAGTGCGCTCTATGCTAATCAAGGGCAGTTTGAGGGCGCCGGCGTCATCTCGTAAGTCTTTTTCATTCTTTATTTGAAATGAGCGCTCGGGCGTTTGCCATAAAACCGGCACATTTATAAATCCTTCATTGGTCGTGGCACTCAAATCTAAATCTTTCTTAAGCCATGAAACTATCGCATAATCAATATTTTCTATGTTTGAGGCCTGCATACCTATCTCTTTAAGGGTGCCCTCCTTGAAATCAGGATCTAATTGTGCAAAATCAAAATTATTAGGTAGCATCGAATAATCCCTTCCTTGCTCTTCTGCATCTTGCAGAAATTTCAAAACCATAGTCAACTTGGCCAAAAAGTTTTCTTGCTTCTGTTAACTTAACTATCTCGTAATAAAAATCTCCGTATAAAACAAAATCACCTTCTCGTACGTACATATCTTGATCTTCCTGTAAGCGTCTTTCGTGGAAATGAACATTAATTTCCCATGTTTTATCAATTCCGGCGCCTTCCATATATTCAGTAGAGTAGTCAGTAAATTCAACAAGCGCATAAATGCGAATAGGAGGCAAATAAGTCTTTTTTATTGCTTCGCCATATAGTTCATGAAAATTTGTTGAAGACATATCAATAGGATAGTAAAGAATTTGCTGTCCGACAATTTTTTCAATAAGCTCATCATTAACTTGCTTAACTAAGTCGCGCTCTTTCTTTCCTAAAAACAGCGGAGGGGGCGGAGCAGGAGGCCTGGACCATTCACTATCAGACATTTACTTTCTCCTATCCTACAAATATTGGTAAGGGAACTCTTTTTAAAGTTTCCTCCGTCGCTGTTACTTTTTCTTGGTCCTGCTTGGCTAATTCAACATATTCTACTTCTTTGAGTATCTCCATCAACTTATCTTTAAGTGCAGTCTGCTCTTCTTTCGCTTGAGATAGCAATTCAGAATGATTTAGCGTCACACTTTCACCGGGGATTGGAATTGTTGTAAATTTACCTCTAATTTGCCCTAGCATCTCTTTGCAAAGCGCAAGAGCATATTTTCGAATCCATTGTTTGCCAATTGCATTAATATTATCATATGGAATATTCTCAAAGGGAAGGGTGTTCATGTTATTCACACCTTCAATGCCGGTGTCAATATCTCCATCTTCATCCCACACATCGCTTTTAACTCTAAATCTAAACCAAATACGATCAAGATAGCCAGCAAAGTTATCATCGCCACGTGGAGTGGGGTATAGCCTTAAATTATTATTAAAAATTTCATAAGAATAATGAGAAACCCGAGTATACAGGGAATCCTCATACATTATGGCTTGAAGCTTATTCTGCCAAGTAGGCACAACTTCAAATGTTGAGTCATCTGCATATTGTCCGTAAGTGGTATAATTTCCCACAACACCAATGCCGCCATAATAGCCATAAAAGCGCCACATTGCCACTGGGGACCGATAATATACTTTATCAATTATTACGCGTTTATCAGTTACTTTTCCTGCATATGGCACCGTCTCGTCATTATCATTAACGCCCGAAGCCGAAGAACTGGAAATGATTGTCTGTAAATTATAGTCCTGTTGATTTTTAACAGTCGTGAAGGAAGCCGAATAAATCGGGGTCGTCCCACCGAGGCCGGCCATAGTCGAAGCTCCATCGCCAACTCTATTAGTATAATTTGCTTCAAATCTTGGAAACTTCAAGCTGGCGCTAAGGGGGCCAGACGTTGCATTTCCTTTGTGGTTAAAGGTACCTGTGGTGTTGCCTAACGCGTCCGATAATATATTCTTACCTTGGTGTAGGTTAACAATATATGAGTATTCTAGGACGGCTTCTTCATAGGCAGCATATACATTATTTGGGGTAAGCTCAATATCAACAACATCACCACCCAGTTTTTTATAAACATAGGCAACCTGATCTGATGCCCCACTAAGAAAAGCTACAGACCCCGTATATATGCCAAATGGCAGTGAGGCTGATACCTGTGTTGTCGATCCCGTCGATGTAAGGACAATCGCACTTGTTTGAGATTTTGGACTAAGATTGGTAGGCACACGCACTTCCTCCTACTGAATAAATAGTTAATTAAACCCAAAGCCCGACCATATGTTGGGCTTCATTTTAATTAATTAAGAAATTCGCTATTTTTTCTTGGTGGTGGTCTTTTTTTGTGTGCTTCTTTTCGTTGTAGTTTTCTTTGTGGTAGGCGCGGTTTCAGCAGCAACTTCTTTTGCGACTTTCTGGACAACTTCTTCTAATACAGGCTCAACAACACTTTCTTCAACAACGGGAATTATTTCAACACTTGTGGTATCGCCGCGGGCCTTCATTCTAAGCATTAATCTTCTACGAGGGTTCATAGTAGCTTCTCCTTTCAAATAAGTAGTTTCAAAATGGCAAAAACGAAAATCTCAAGAAATTGGAGGCGAAAAAATTTGGCAGATCACCATTTTTTGATATTGATTTAGTTTCGAGAAATAAAAACCCCCTTCCGAAGAAGGGGGTTTGAAACAATATGCTAAAAGTATACTTACTCTGATCAAGGAGCAGTGAATACGGCTGTAGTAACAAACCCAGTTGCCTGAGCAGTCATAATGGTCCCTGAGACCAGCCATGTGTTTCCGCTAGCTGTTCCAATAGTAGAAGCGGCTACAGCAGTAACTCTAATATGAGTCCCTACAGCAACAACACCATTACTAGTGTCATCCGCAAGAACCAAGGTGCCCTCGCCCGAAGCCGGAACAATATTTGACTCATCGCCATTAACATATCCAGCAGCCGATGTATCTAAAACCTGAAGAACGCCGATATAATCATCGTATCCTTTGGTTGCAGAACCTCCAGTCGTGTCGGTGGCATGACCGCCTGTGTTAATTGTATATGAACCAGCGGCACCGCTATTGCCAATAACAGTAACAATAAAATCATAAAATGTTCCAATCATTGAAGATGTTATGGTTGGCAAATTAATTACTTGAATCTGAGCAGCCGTACCCCCCAATACAATTAGTGTACCACTTTGGTCGTGAGTTAACGATGTCTCAGCGGTTTCATCGTCGATTGTAAGTACTTTTCTTTTATACCTTAGTTGAGAAGCTCCGAGATTCGTGTCTCTCTTCAAACTCTCTAGTAATGCTTGGGTTCTCGCCAAGCCCATTCTTTTTGATCCCATATTTAAAACCCTCCTATTTTGTGTTTAAAATTTAGGTGAGACAAAAGAAATACTTCTGTCTCGCGTATAATTAGTTAATCCAATAAAGAAGACCCCCGCCTTTTTCAAGGCGGGGGCTTTCCGTGTCACGTTTCTCCGTGCTTTTTACACAAACTATATCAAAAGTTTATGATTTAGCTCGTGGAACCAGCTTCACCAAGTAGTCCGCGAATGATGACTAAGCCATACATATCAGGACGCACCATCTTCTTGGCATAGCGAGTCATCACGCCCTTTCTGGGCACGAAGTCTTCGGGTCCGAAGATAGTGGGCGTAGTCTGCAGCGGCACATAAGGTGCATACACGTATCCGCTTTCAAGGAAAGAAGATCCGCGTCGACCAACGAGGACCACGTTGCGAAGGAAGTACGGGTCAACAATGACATCGAACTTCTTGCTCAGTGAGCCGGTCTTAATAGCACCGACGCTACCCTTCTCGTCATCAGCAGTGACGGAAGCGCGGAATCCAGTGGTAAACTCAAGGATGTTGGCAACTTCAGGTCCAACGACGATGAAGTTAGCACCACCACGTAGAGTCTTACGGTGGATCTGGGCAGAAACGTCGTTAATTGTCTCAACGAGAGTCTCGTACCACTCGGATACTGTACCGGTGAAGTCAGGGGCAGCAGAGCTAGCACCAACTTCGACACCGTTCACCTTGTCTAAGAATAGACCCGGCGAGCGAGACCAGTAATAGGTAGCAGCAGTTGCACCATTGACGAGGTCAGCAACGATCTCACGATCAATCTCAAGAGCAATTTGCTCAGAGAGGATGCTGGTAAGCTCGACTTCAGCGTCAAGGTTGTGGTAGGCGTTAAGATCTTGTCCTAACTCCGGGGTCCACTTAGCCTTCAGCTTCTTGGTCTGCGCTGTCACAGCGATGCTATCCACCTTGATGTCGATCTCGGGGATATCCGCTTGACCTTCAAGGCCCCATGGGGTATCACCACGAATTGCACCAACAGGATTGGCCGAAGAAGCAGCAACAAAGTCATCGGTCAGTGGGAAGAGCCATGTGCATGATCCAGACATGGCAACTTTCGGCGCTGGCGCGCCCAGCTGACCGAGGTTTGCGCCGGTGACGCGGACCTCGTCGCCCAAGGACCCGGTCGCCCCAACCCAAGTAAGCAAAATTTGCTGACTTGCAACGGACTTGTCGATACCAATAGACTCTGCAATTCCCGCGGGTAATGGTCGAGTCAAACGACGCACAAGACTTGCACCATTAGAGGCGATTCTTGTCGTACCAGTCTCACCAGCGAGCATGTGCCTAACGTCTGCTCCTGCCGTGGTCGAACTCGTCATTGCAGAAAGGTTCTGTATGTCAAGCTGAGAAAGAGCCGACGCGGAAATCGCAATAATCGCGACCGCGTGTGTTGCTGTTCCCGTGCCATCATCGAGAGCAAGCAGATCGGGATCATACTCGACTAACTTTCTATCGAGGTTGGTCATGCTCGGGAAGATGGCCGCGCCGGTAACATAAAGACCGGCGACAGTTGCATCGGAACCACTCGGAGATGCATATGCATAACCGCGCGCAGACTGACGAGGACCAGAAAGGTCACCGCCACGGACGTCAACAAGGTCAACACCGCCAGTAATCTCGGCACCAACTCGGTCAGTACCATAAATGGACTTACCCGCGACGTTACCTAATTTACCAGTTGTGGTGCTTCCACCCAGATCTCCGGAAAAAACGAAGTCTAGGAAGAAGATAAGTCCCGAGGGGAGACTCATCGGCTGAACACTAACGAGAT